TAAATGATTTATTTGGTCAAGGTCTTTTAGAAGAAGGGACTAATTACTTTCCCAATCCAAGAATAGGAACCAACCCTCTAATAGATGAAGCTCTAGCAAGTTATTATCAATCATTACAACAATAAAAATGAATCTTAAAACTATCAACATCACCGCAGTTATTATTGCAGGTATAACTGTTATCTACAGTTATGGAATGTTAGTAAACAGAGTCATTGCCAATGAAAGTAAGATAAAAGATTTAGATATGTTGCGTATAGATGCACGGCTCTCGGTCATTGAAGCTAATGTTGTTTCAATAAACGATAAGATAGACGAAGCTATTGATTAAGTTTCTTTTTTAATTTCTTCTACACATTCAATAGAAAAACGAAAGTATGGATTCTTTTCAAATTTAGTCCAGCTTTGTTCAATCATCTCACATTGTTCTTGATTAAGTTGCATACTTAAAACGGATTGATTACCTGTATACACCCAAGAGCTGCCATTAAATCCCCATAGACTTACCACTAATACAAATGTTTTAATCATTCTTATAGAAGTAGCACTTTCCTTCTTTAGTTACCATGAGTAATTTTACACCCATTTTTTTCTGTAATTTTGTGGTCATTCTTCTTATCTTATGACCTGCATGTGTGCCTGTTTTTCTTATACTTTCACTCTTTACATCTATCTTTATTGTGTTTCCTTTGTCATTTAAAGCAATCAAGTCGCACGGCCCAAGGCCACTGATGTTATGAAAGACGTAGTAATTTCTTTTAGTTAGCCAGTGCATGGCTACAAGATGGTTTAGAAAACCAATCTTTTGCTTTCTATTCAATCTCTCCCCACGAAGGTCCTACCTCGCAGTCTACTTTACAAGGAACTTTTAATGGCACAGCACTTTGCATAATCTCAATAACTTTTTTCTTTTGTTCTTCAGAGTATACAGAAATATCTAGTTCATCATGTACCTGGATTAAAGGTGTAATACCTTCTTTAAAAACATCTATCATTGCTTTCTTTGTTTGATCAGCAGCGGATCCTTGAATTAATCTATTCAAAGCTTTGTATGTCCAAGCACGTTTTATTCTATTTATACCACCATGCGCTATCTCTGCTTGTTCTTTTGGTAATGGTTTATGAATACCATAGGTTGAAGGTTCCCATAAATCAAAACGACATTTACGTCCTAGTATAGTGCGAATATGTCCTCTCTTCTGTGCTCTATTCATTGTACCATCAGTCAATACTTTTACAAAAGGAACTGTAGAATGATATTGTTTAAAAACATCATCAACATCTTCTTTATCTAATCCTAATTGAGATCCAAGTTTACCTTTACCCATACCATACATCATACCAAGATTAATTGTCTTGGCTTGTTTACGATCTATGCCTGCCATATCAGCAACGACTTGATGAAAATCAGTGTCTGGTTTATTATTATAATCATTTAATAATTTTTTTACAGAAGCAACATCCCAATCAGACACCTCACTAACCAAGGCTCCATAATGTATAAGAAGACGAGGCTCTTGTTGTGAATAGTCAAAACATCCCCACTCTTCACCTTTTTCTGGTACAAAAAGTTCTCTTATCTTAGGACCTATATCTTTATTACGAGCTGGTATCTGCTGCAAGTTAGGATTTTGCATACTTAATCTTCCTGATATTGTACCACCTGTCTCTGAACGTAGTTGATTTACATCTGCATGTATGCGACCACGAAAAGAATGTTTTAAAATAGAATCTATAAATGTTGTTCTTGCTTTATTTAACTCTCTTGCTTTTACTATATTCTGTGCAAACGGATTAGAATGCGTTGCTAAAAAATTTTTATCAAAGCTTGGTAATCCAGTTGGTGTTCTATTGTATTTTATTTTAAGTTTATCAAAAGCTTTTGCAATTGATAATGGAGCAAGTATCTCAACCTCAAAACCACATGCTTTATATAAGCCAGATAATATCTTCTTCTCTGAATCTTCAAAATTTTTTTTAATACGTTCTGCTTTTTCTGTATCAATGCGTACCCCTTTCTTTTTCATAGCGAATAGAACATGAAACAGTTCTGATTCTGTATTAAATATATCTGTTAACTCTTGTTTAACAATCTCTCGTTGTAATACTTTCCATAACTTTAAAGTAACTGCAGCATCTTGTTCAGCGTACGGACCAACATACATTGGTGGTAACTTCCACATTTCACTCTTTGCATCTACACCCCATTCTTTTGCAGCTTCATACAATAAAGATTCTGATTTTGTTTCTCCAACATACTCTTTTGATAAATCTTTAAGAGAATAATTAAATCTATTTTCATTTAATAAAGGTGCAGCAATCATCGTATCTATTATTCTGCCGTGTACTTTTAATCCTAATGCATCTAACCATCCAACATCATACATGGCATTATGAAATACTTTATCACAAGGTAATTCTAAAATAGGTTTAAGTTGATTAAGAAAAACTTTTTGATCAAAGTTACCACCGCCTTCATGTGCTATAGGATAGTATCCTTCCCAACCATCCACGGCCAACGCAACACCAATAACTCTTCCTTGTTTTGTAGCCCATCCAGGTCCTACACCATTTTTTATACCATCATCTTTTGTTTCTAAATCAATGGCTATCTCTTTTGCCTCTCTTAAATCTGGCACTCCTTCTGGTGGTAGCCACTCACTTGGAGTTTGAAAAAGAGAAGGTTGTCTCACTTTGTTCGCTCATCTATTTCCCCTGCAATAGCTGCATAGGCCGCCAAGTCTATATAGCTGTCCGATTTATGTGCATGCATTAGTCTAGCAACTTTAACTAAAGCCATACACATTGCCACATCATGGGGTGTTAATTTTTTGCGGAGGAAAATCGACCACAATGCAGCAATGTTCTCATGATTGGTAAGCTTATCGCCGTAATCTTCTTGGCGATCACCTCCAACTAATTCTTTTGCTTGTTCTAAAATATTTTTACAGATCATAATTCTGTAAACTCTCTGTTAGATTGGCTCTCAATAATGTGTAATGATTTTTTTGCTCTTGTTGTAGCAACGTAAAACACTCTCCTCTCATCATCTCTTTTTTGCGCAAGACTTAAATCTGCCTTACGTGGTAAGTCCTTTAATACCATAACATGGTCTGCTTCGCCACCTTTAGATGCATGAATTGTAGATAATTTTATATTTTTCGATTTATTAAAGGATGATCTGCGCATTGCTGCATTGATATAACGTTGCATCGATTCTGGTATTCTATCTAATGCAATGTTCCATTCACTATTTATGTCAGCATTTAAACCATGACCCACGACTAACGATTCGTAATTATATTTAACTTCTTCACTCGCTGTCTTTATGGCTTCTTTGTGACCATGTTCTATATTACCATTACCACTCATGTAATAATAAATATCTTGTGCTGCAAATACATCTATCTCGTTTCCTTCTTTTAAATTATTCCATCCTTGTATTGCTCTGATCATACGATCAGAAATAGAAGATCTATTTTTATATTCATAAAACAATCCCTGGTATTTTAAATCATCTGCTATCTGATCTAATACATAATTAGTTCTTGCTAAAATTAACCACGATCCATTTGTTAAATCTATTTGGTTATTGAATCGCATACGATGACGCTGCACTATTCCTTCTTCTTCTTTTGGATTCCAATCTTTTTGTACACGATCACTGACTTTACTAATCAAGTTATCAGCTACTTGGTGCACGGCTCTCGGCACTCGGTAAGACTGTGTTAGTATTTCTCTTTCCCCACCTATCAATCCTAATCTTTTTGTATCAGCACCAGCCCAATCAAATATAGCTTGGTCATCATCTCCTGCAATGTAAGCTCGTTTTGAATTACGAATAAGTATCTCTGCCATTTGCCATTGAATAAAACTAAGATCCTGTGCCTCATCAATAATAACAACTTCAAATCTAGGGCAGCTCTTTTGTTTGTTAAATTCTACAATCATATCTGTAAAATTAAATTTACTATGTTTCTTTTTATATCGTTCTAAACCTTTATCTATTTGTTTTAGCTTTTCAAAACCTCCTTGAATATGTTCACCACTATGCATGAACTCATTTGATAGTGATACGTTTTTTATTTTTGCTTGATCAATTATTTTTAAATAAGGATCTTGTGGTAATGAAATACCTAACTCATCTACTGATTTGTTTGGATTAATTAATTTAACTTGTAGATAATCAGAAGCTGCTTTGTAATCATCATCATCCATAACATCAGCATTTTTTAATCCTAACATTAAGAATGCCATACTGTGTAGTGTACGAAAGTATTTAAAACTTTTACGATCTAATTTAAATTTCTCCATTGCTCTCGTCACTGCCTCCCTTGCAGCTTTTTTTGTAAAAGCAAAATATCCTATTCGATCTGGTGGAGTTCCTTTTTGTAGTTCTGACTCAACAATACTAAGAAGATGTGTTGTCTTCCCAGTACCTGGTGGACCAAAAACTATTTTAATCTTTTGACTTTGACTGTCTTGTAATATCATCTTGCAATAGCATTAAGTTTAATTTTATCATTTTTAAATCATCCACTAATATTCTTTTTGTTAGCTTCATGTTTCTACTCTCCGCTTTAGCTACGAGTTTCGCAGCTATACCTAAAGTTTCTTTAATTAGTTTTTCCATTCATCACCTCTAAAATTGTTTTTCCTATATAGTAAGGTATCTGTGGTACCAAACTATTGCCTAATGATTTAAGTCGGTCCACCCTTTTGGGTATCCCATGAGCCACTCTACCCACGTTGGGTTCAGACTCCCACCACCCTTGACCCACTGTTCTTTGTCCTTCTTCGCTACTCTCACGGGAAGAATTGAATC